TTATAAAGTCGGATGATATATTTAATCCCAATGCTGTTTAAAATCTCCTTAGCTTTAATACCTGCTTCTTCTGCATCTTCCTTTAGCTTTAATATTCTAGCTTCTTCTGATTCTTTTGTACTGGGTGTAAAGTCAATAACCATAGCTTACTTAATTTTAATGTACTGAATAATATAACCTCTTACCTGCTTACCATCTATTCTTTTCCTAGCTTCCTTAATCTTAGCATAATCTTCAAAGTCTTTAATGCTAGCTTTTCCTTTGATTCCTAATGTGCCATAAATACTATTCAAGCAATCTTTAATATCAGCAGAAGGAATAAATTCACCGATTCTAAATGCAGGAATAGTAAGCAGTAACTTAGCTACCTTAGCATTATTATCCATCTTTTCAGAGATACTAATAAGAAGTCTTTGAATATGTGAAGTATGATATTTAAGTTCCCTAATCTGTTCCATACCTAGTAGTTCATAAGCATCTTTGATATAGCTATATTTCTTTTTTAATAAGGCTAATCTGTCACCATCTGTAAGACTGAATACCATACCTTCCTTTCTTTGCATTATAGAATCATATTCTTCTATAGCATCCTTAAAGGTAGTTCTGGCTGAATCATTCTTTAATAGCTTATCAGAAGTCTTATCTGTACTGCATCCTATAGCCATACCAGCCTTATTATATTCAGTACTTAAATTAACTTGTAAACTATATGTATGGTTAAGTACCTTGAAGTTATAAATATCCAGTTTCATCCTATTAGGGTCAAATACAAATTCACCAGTATTTTCATCTTTCCAAATGTAATGATAGATACTTTCTTTAGTTCCTTCCTTAATTTCCTTATCATTATTAACCTTAGTAATATATGATTTAGCTTTCTGTTCTTCTTCCAGAACTACCTGCTTATATTCTTCATAAGTAAGGTCTGTATTGTATCTGGTAGCTTTATAAAGATGTGTAATAGTATCTGCATACTGGGTATTTCTAATTCTACCTGCTATCTGTCTTGTACTAATATCCATTAAGGTTTGTGCCTTGGTGCTTTCAGAGATGATATAAATTTTACCTTCTGTATCAAATAAGTCACAGCCTTCAAAGCAGGTGGAAGTATAAAAGTTTATCTTCTTTACAGGGTCAGTAGTTTCACCATTAGTAACACCCTGACAGGTATGTTTATAGGTTTCATTATTCTTGCTAAAGATGATTCTGGTATTCTCATTAGTAAGGTTACAGTTCTTAATCATAGTAGCAATAAATTCCACCGAGTTTACAAAGAAGTGGGCATTACCAAATATCTTACCTTCTAAGAAATCATTGATAACTTTCTTTACTGTAGCACCTACATACTTACATTGTACTGCATTTACCTTTACTTCGGTCTTATCTTCCCAGTCTATTTTAAAGGTCGGAATATCCTTTAGTTCTTCCAGCATTAAATCATATTCAATAGGGGTAGCTGTTAAGAATGACCATTCTTTGAATTTCTTGTATTCGTCTAATACAGTCCTTACAGCCTTGTTTCTAAAGACATACTGGATAAATAACAGGTGTAGTTCATCTATTAGTAAGAAGTACTTATAACCAGTAATACCAGCAACTTTAGCTAAACTATCATAAGTACACATAATTTTTTTAGCACCTTTCTTAGTATTTAGGTATTCTCTAATTTCGTATGTAGTAACACCTTCATAAACACCTAGCACATTAACCTTACCATCTATATTATATTTCTGCATCTTATTCTTAATTAGTGATACAAAGGGAACACATATAATAGTATCTTTATTATCTTCTAAAGCTATAGATGTTCCGCCACAGCCTACTTTACCTTTATCTATTAAATATCCTACTGGTAAACCATTCTCTTTGAATAATGGATATTCACCTAAATACTTGTACTCTTTAGTAATAATAATGTTTGTCATAATTGTAAATTGTTTGTTTAGTTAGTCGGTTTAAAATCTGGAGTTTAGAAGCATCTGGAGTTTGAATTATGGGTTGTGACATTTTTGGGTATTCTTTCTATAGAAGATTGAGGTTTCGCTACCAAAATTTGTCACACTTGAAATAAAATAATAAGCGTATCACTACGCTTACTATTCTACGCTTAACTAACCCAAACTCAAAAATTATGATGAATAATTAACATTCAGTACCTAAAATATGCTCAAAAGGTACTTATGGTAATAACTTTGTGATTCTTAGATGTGAATTAAGTGGAAGAACTGGCTAATCAGCTAGCCAGTCCACTTAGATAATCGAATTAAAATCTATGTTTCAGTATGATAGTTTCCTTCATTTATTGTAATACAAAGATAGTGAAAGATTTTGAAATATGCAAATTAATTGTAACAAATTTTAAAATTTATATTGAGGATGTTATAACAGCTATATTCTTGTATTACAGTATGCAAAGTGATGGATGAATGAACTTAAAGTAAAGTTTCTTGTCACTTCTTTCCACTAGACCAGCTTCTAAAGCTGAATATACTGTATTATGTTGTACCCCTATTTCGTGAACTATTCTATTTAGAGATAGGTCTACAATATTGGATGCTATTCTAGACCAGCATTTGAATCGGATTAAGAAGCCGATTACTAATCTATCTACATCTGTATCTAACAGGCTGCTATCTATGGTTACAAAGAACTTGGTAGGTTCTGTATAGCTATACTTATTACTGCATCTAGTTCTATCTATTGTTAGGTTGGCTACTTCTTCAAACTTCTTTAGATGGTTAAAGATGGTAGTTTCACTAACACCAGTTATTCTTACTATATCTTTAATAGTACTATCTGGATTCTTACTAATGGCTACTAATGTGCAGAAGTAAGTAAATGCTTCATTATTGGTTAATGTTTGTAATACTGGTATGCTTAATTTAATGTTCATAGTGATGTTCTTTTGCGTGGCACTCTTTACAGATAGACATAAGGTTATTAAAGTCAAATGCTTTGGCTAGTCTTTTAGTGCCAGTATAATTCATAAAGGAATCTATGTGGTGAATATCTTCTGCTGCATTAATAATGCCTTTGGCTAAACAGAGTTCACATAATGGCTGCTGCATTAGCTTAGCTAGTCTTAATTCCTTCCATTTGGTAGATTGGTATATCTTCTGTCTTTCTTCCCTGTTAAATGTTCTGGAAGGCTGCTTATTCGGTTTCTTTAGGTATGGCATATAGTTCTGATGGTATTATGTATTCACCTTCTTCATTCTGTACTTCCAATGGTGCTAATTTACTATTCATTGTATAGCTGGACTTCTTAGCATAGCATCTTATAGTATTGAATTGCACTCTTAGTAATGCTAATACAGATTCTTCTGTTACATCTTCCAGCCCTACTTCCATACATCTTATTACTGCTTTCTGTAGGAAATCTTCTACAGTCTGGGATATATAGATAGTATCTTTATAGTATGTAGTGTATTGCTTTACTAATTCGGGATAATGTTTGGCTATTATATCAGCTATTTTAGAAGCATTTCTATGAAGTGGCTTATCTATTACTGTATTGTAGCTGTACTGGTCATATTGTGGCTTCCAGTTAATTATCTTATCTGCTGTTTCTATATCAATGTGAAATAATGCTGCTGCTTTGTCTAGTCCGTAATCATAAACATATTGTAGTAGGACTGATTTAGGTGGTCTTATCATTCTTGAATTTAATGTACTGGTTAATGGTTTCCCTGTTATAATTGAAGAAGTCCTTTAGTATGGCTTCTATCAGTGGTGCTTTATCTGATTTGTGGTTAGTATGTTCATCTATAATATCAATATTTCTATTAAAGAAATCTGCTATTATCAATCTTAGTAGTTTAGACCTGTCTTTGCCTAGTAATTGCTGTAGTTCCGTTAGTAGCAGGTCAGTATTTAGGTCTATTTTAGCTTTAATTTCTATTGGGTAATTACTTCTTCTTTCCATAGTTTAGCCTTTAATTGTATTACAAATTTACTAATACCTTAACAGACTTCCAAATAAATAATTCACATTCTTTGATAATTGTATTGTAGTGATTATAAGTCAATTAGAGCCATTGCATAGCTTTATAAATTATAAAAATTAAATAGACTATAATATGATAAATTACACTATTCCAAAGGACATTGAAAAGGATGCTAAGGTATATATGCAGAATGTACTGGAACAGCTGGATAGTACTGGTATGTTAGAGAATGTGGATAGTGCAGCTTTAACAATGCTGGCTAGAAACTACAGTATGTTCATTAAGGCATCCAAACAGTTAGAAGATGAAGGTTTGACTGTTACCAGTGATAGGGGTAACATTGCACCGCACCCAGCTATTAAGATTGCTAAAGATGCTCAAACACAGGCTATGAAAGTTATGCTGGAGTTCGGACTAACAGCTAAGGCTAGAACTAAATTGCCTAAAATAGAACAGGACGGGTATAATCCATTTGAGCAGTTTATAAAGGAAGGAAAGGAAACTAGGTAATGAATACCAAACTTTACTATGAATATTGTAGTAGGGTTCTTAATGGTGAAATAATAGCTGGTGAAACTATTAAGCTGGCTTGTAAGAGATTCCAGAATGACCTTAAAAGGGATGATTTGGAATTTAAAGAGGATAAGGTAGATAGAGCCATTCTATTTATCAGCACATTGAAGCATTATACAGGTAGACATTCTGGTAAACCATTCACTTTAGAAGGATGGCAGCAGTTTATAATAGCTAATATAGTTGGATTCTACTGGAAGGGAACTACTACCAGAAGATATACTAGCAGCTATATAGAAGTAAGTAGGAAGCAGGGTAAGACAGCTTTAGCTGCTGCTTTATGCTTGTATTATTTAATAGCTGATGGTGAAGATGGTGCAGAAGTATTACTGGCTGCTAATAGTAAAGAGCAGGCTAAGATAGCCTTTGATATGTGTAGCAAGTTTAGTAAGGGATTGGATTCTAAAGGCAAGTATCTTACAGCCTATAGAGCTGATATTCTGTTTAACCTTACTAATTCCAAGTTGAAAGTATTGGCTGCTGATGATAGTAAGCTGGATGGATTTAATGCCAGCTTTGGTTTATTGGATGAATATCACGCTGCTAAGAATAGTAAAGTACGTGATGTTATTAAGTCCAGTATGGGGATGAGGATGAATCCACATCTTTGTACTATTACTACTGCTGGCTTCGATAAAACTTTACCCTGTTACCAATTAAGAACCGTAGCTATAGAAGTGCTTAATGGCTTAAAGGTAGATGATGAAATGTTTATAGCTATCTATTCCTTAGATGCTGATGATGATTGGAGAGATGAAGAGAACTGGGTTAAATGTGCACCAAACTTGGATATTACAGTTACTTCCAAATACATTAGGGGACAGGTACAACAGGCAATAAATAACCCTGCTGATGAAGTTGGAGTTAAAACTAAGACTTTGAATTTATGGTGTGATAGTTCTAATGTGTGGCTACCAGAGGACTATATTATTAAGTGCAGTCAGGAAGTAGACCTTAATAAGTTTGCTGGTATAGATTGCTATGTAGGTGTGGATTTAGCTGCTACTTCGGATTTGACTGCTGTAGCTTACTTAGTAGTACTGGATGGTACTTACTACTTCAAAACACATTACTATCTTCCAGAATCGGCATTAAAGGATAAGGCAGATAAGGAACTTTACAAATACTGGAAGCAGCAGGGGTATCTTACTGTTACCAGTGGTAATGTTACCGATTATGACTATATAACTACTGATATGCTTAGATATGCTGATGTAGTTAATATCCAGTCTGTAGGATATGACAAGTATAATGCTACACAATGGGCTATAGATTCTACAGAGCAGGGATTACCATTAGAAGAATATCCACAAACACTAGGTAACTTTAATATGCCTACTAGAGAACTGGAAAGGCTAATACTATCTGGTAAGGCAGTTATTGATAACAATGAAATAAACAGGTACTGCTTTAGAAATGTTACTTTGAAGTCTGATTATAATGGTAATGTTAAACCGAATAAGGCAGTAGATAAGAAGAAGATAGATGGAACTATAGCAATGATACAGGCTTTAGGTATGTATCTGAGAACACCACATTACACAAATGAAATACTGACTATTTAATGGGACTTTTTACTAATTGGTTTAAAAAGAAAGAACCAGAACAGGAAACCAGAGGGTTATTCTGTGATTCATTGATGTATAATATGAATGGCGGTTATACCACTAATAAGGCTATGCTATTATCTACAGTCTACAGATGTGTAGATGTTATTAGTGATGCAGTAGCACAGCTTCCATTAGAGCCATATTATATTACTGATTCTGGTTATAAAGAAAAGTTTATTAAGCATCCTACTTACTACTTACTGAACAAAGAGCCGAACAATAAGATGAGTAGGTTTACTTTCATAAAGACTTTGATAGTAAGTACACTACTTAAAGGTAATGGATATGCTTACATAGAAAGAGATGCTAAAGGAGATGCAGTAGCACTTCATTATTTACAGCCAGATTATGTTACTATTACTGAACAGAAGGACGGAATTAGATATAGTGTTGTAGGTATTAAAGGACTTGTAGAGCCTTGCAATATGATTCATATACTGAACTTTAGTTATGATGGTATTACTGGAATTAGTACTTTACAACACGCCAGACAGACTTTAGGACTGGCTACAGATTCCGAATCACACGCACAAGGATTCTTTAAAGGTGGTGCTAATCTGGCTGGTATTCTTAAAGTACAATCTACTTTAACTGGTAAGCAGAAGGCAGACTTAAAAACTAGCTGGCAGACTGCTTTTAGTCCTACTACTGGTACACCTAATGGAGTAGCTGTATTAGAAGGTAATATGGATTTCCAGCCTATTACAGTGAATCCTGCTGATGCACAACTATTAGAAACCAGACAGTTTAATGTAATTGATATTTGTAGGTTCTTCGGGGTATCACCTGTAAAAGCATTTGACTTATCCAAGAGCAGTTATAGTACTGTTGAGGCTACCCAGCTGGCTTTTCTTACTGATACATTATCACCATTACTAGAGAAGATAGAATTAGAGTTTGAAAGGAAGCTGTACAAGCCTTCTGAAAGGAGTAGAATAGATGTAAGATTTGATACTTCTGTATTACTAAGAGCAGACAAACAATCTTTAGCAAACTACTACAATACACTGTTTAATATCGGTGTGGTTAGTGCCAATGAGATTAGAAAGCAGTTGGATTTACCTGCTGTAGATGGTGGAGATTCCCATTTCGTACAAGTGAATCTAATGGAAATTAAAAATGCTGCTAATAACATTCCATCTAATAACAATATAATCAATGATACAGACAATTTACAAGGGAACTGACTTAGTATTCAATATTAAGTTGGAAGATAAGGACGGTATTCCATTTAGGGTAAGAAACACTTCTGAATTTATACTTAGACTTTACACCACAAACCCAGCAGAGTTTATAGAATGTAGTTTTAAGAGTGGTGATTTGACTGGTATAGTAGAAGAAGATAGAATAGATAAGGCGGTTATAAATTCATCTGACCTAGATAAGCTACAATCTGGACTAATCTATTACAGCTACAGCTTTAAAAGTCCTAATGCTATGTTTAATGATGCTTATTATGATGAGGTAGTTAAAGGGCAGACTAATTATTATTTGAAGTAATGGAACTACAGAGAGCAACTAAAGAAGGAGTATTAGAACTGGATAGAATCAGTGCCAAGATTGGTAGTACAGTTAATGCTGTATGGGGTACTATAGAAGGTGATATTACTAAGCAGACCGATTTACAGGATGAACTAAAGAAGGTAAAGGATAGTATTCCTACTAAAGTTCCTGCTGATGGTGGTAATGCCGATACTGTAAACGGACATACAGTAGAATGTGATGTACCTGCTAATGCTAAGTTTACTGATACTGTTTATGATGATTCAGATATTAGAGAAGCTGTCAATATTAAAGTAGATAAAGTGGAAGGCAAACAGTTATCTACTAATGACTATACAACACCAGAGAAAGAAAAACTAGCTAGTCTTAGTAACTATGATGATTCCACACTAAGACAATATGTTACATCTTTAGAGGAACAGAACAGACTGCTTAAAGAGCAAGTAGCAGCATTACAGTATCAAATAGATAATACAGGTTGGATTCTATTAGAATAATAACAACACAATGAGAGAACTAAGAAACTGTAATGAAATTGTAAAGATGGATTCTAGGACTGTAGAAGGGTATGCTTTAGTATTCGGTAAGCAGTCTAGGGATTTAGGTGGCTTTACTGAAGTAATAGAACCTACAGCCTTAGAAGGTATTTTAGAGAAGTCTGATATACTATGCTTACTGAATCACAATGAGGATAGAGGTATATTAGCCAGGTCTAAATATGGTACTGGAAGCCTAGAATTAACTATAGATGATACTGGACTTAAATACAGGTTTGAAGCACCTAACACTGCTTTAGGTGATGAACTGTTAGAAGGTCTTAGAAGGGGTGATATTAGTACTTCTTCATTTGCCTTTACTATCGGTAAAGATACTTGGACTAAGAAGGAAGATGGTAGTTATTTAAGAACTATCAATAGCTTCAAAGAATTATTCGATGTATCACCAGTATATAAGGAAGCATATCCAGATACGTCTGTAGCATTAAGAAAGATGCAGGATTTAGAGAGCGAGGATTTAAAAGATTACTTCGCTGGACTTAGGAGTAAGTTAAACTAATGAACACCTTAGAACTACTGGACAAAAAGGAACTGCTTAAAAAGAGAGCAGAGGAAATTATATCTGGTGCTGAGAAGGAAGTAAGAAAGCTAAATGCTGGCGAGCAGGTGGAATTTGATGCACTTACTAAAGAAGTGGCAGATATAGATATTCAGATTAGGAAGATTGAAGAAGATAACCTTAAACAAACAACACATACAACTAATACTATGAAGGAAAAGTTTTCACTTTTAAAGGCTATCAATGATGTAGCCAATAACAGACAATTAGACGAGAGAGCACAGGAAGTAGTAACTGCTGGTATCGCAGAAATGCGCAAGGCTGGTCAGTCTTATAGCGGACAGATTGTACTTCCTATCGAGGAAAGAGGTGATATTAAAGCTACTGTAGCTACAGCAGGACAGGAGAATGTAGCAGAAGATAAGTTGGGTATTCTTGAACCATTGAGAGCAAGTTTAGTATTGGCACAAGCAGGTGCTTCTTATATGACTGGACTTGTAGGTAATGTTTCTATTCCTGTTTATTCTGGTTCAAATGTAGGCTGGGCTGGTGAAGTTGATGCTGCTTCTAATGGCGGTGGTACATTCTCAGAAGTAAACCTAGAGCCTAAAAGACTTACTGCATATATCGACGTATCTAAGCAATTCTTAATTCAAGATTCTAATTCTGCTGAGGAAATGCTAAAGAGAGATATTGTTTCAGCTATTGCCAACAAACTTGAAGCTACTATTTTGGGTAGTGAAGCTGGTGATGCAAAGAAACCTGCTGGTATGCTTAATGCTGTAGTAGCAGATAGCAATGCTATCACTTACAAGGATATTGTTAAGATGGAAGCTGATTTGGAAGCTAAGAATGTGAGAGGTGATATTAAGTTTATTGTTTCACCTTCTGCTAAGGCTGATTTAAAGACTACTGACAAGGGTACTGATACTGGTAAGTATCTGATGGAAGGTAATGAGGTAAACGGTTATCCAGTTCTTTCTACTTCTGCTGTAGCTGGTAAGGGCGTAATCTTCGGTAATTTTACTGATTTGGTTATTGGTCAATGGGGTGGAATTGATTTAACAGTAGACCCATATACACAAGCTGCTAACGGTAAAGTAAGACTTGTTATCAATGCTTACTTTGATGCCAAGCCTAGAAGAGCAGAAGCATTTGTTAAGAAGGTTCTTAAAGCCTAATTATAGTCTGTTTAATAAGTAGTAAGCTATGTATATAACTTTAGAACAAGCAAAGAAACACCTGCTAGTAGATGAGGATTTTAGGGCAGATGATATGTACATTCTGGACTTAATAGCTGTAGCAGAGGATTCGGTATCTAAACATTTAGACATAGCTTTAGATGAATTAGAAGTAGGTGGTACTTTACCACCTGCTATAATTCACGCTATGTTACTAATGATAGGTAATCTTTATGCAAATAGAGAACCTGTTAGTTATGGTACAGTAGTTAAGATTCCCTATAGTTATGAATATCTGATAGGACTTTACCGTAAATACACAATTAAATGAGAGCAGGAACATTACATTATCCTATTACCATACAAGAACCTGTAGTTATTAAAGATGGCTATGGTGCTAACTCTATTGATTGGAGAGATGTTATTAGCACTAGGTCTAATGTTACTTATAACAGTGGTAATAGACAGAATCAGAATAATGAAATAGTTCATTCTTATACTGTAACCTTTACTGTTAGATATTATCATAAGGTAAATGAGAATATGAGAATCCTTTGGAATGGAAAGAAGTACAGGATTCTTAGCATAAATCCAGAATTATATAAGCAATCAACCACTATAGTAACTGAATTGATAAATGAATAACATAGAAGTAGATGCCAGACAGGTAGTTTCTATGTTTGCGGATTTGACTAGTAGGCAGCAAAGGCAGGTTTATAGAAGTGCTTTGAGAAAGGGTGCTGGTATTCTGGCAATAGAAACTAAAAGACAACTAAGACAGGCTTTAGGTAGGGCAGCTTCCAGTAGAAACTGGTGGAATGGTAGAACTTTAGCAGCAGGGGTTAAATCTAATGCTGACCGAAACGGAGAAGAAGCTAAAGTACATATTATGGGGGACTTTAGATTGAAGTTCTTTGAAATGGGTACTAGAGTTAGAAGAACCACTGGTAGTAATACTGCATCTGTTAGAGGTCGGAATCCAATAAGAAGGCAGAGAGTATCAGCCAATAGAGGTAATATCAATGCGGCACATTTCTTTAGAACAGCTAAAGCCAATAAGGAAAGGGAAATCTTTGATAATATGGATAACCTTATAAGCCAGTCAATTCAGAGAATAGCTAATAGAAACAGACGATGAGTTTACAAGTAGGCAAAGCAATATATAACCTGCTTAGTAATGATGCTAATGTAACTGGCAGGGTACAAAATAAAATATATCCCTTAATTGCTGATACTGGTACTACATTTCCCTTTATTGTTTATAGAAGAACTGGTATAGAACCATCTGATAGTAAAGATAGGTTTATCTATAAGGAAGATACTTATGTAGAAGTAGTTATAGCTTCTGATAAGTATAATGAAAGCATAGAAATTGCTGACTTAGTAAAGGATGCTTTACAAGGTAAAAGGGGAATCTATTCTGGTATTAACATACAGGATATTAGAATGACTAATGCAGATGAAGATTACATAGAAGATACGTTCATTCAAAACCTTACATTCAACATAAAGACAAATGGCAGGACAAGTAATTAACGGTGGTGACTTAATGCTATTTATTGACGATAAGTCTATAGCATTTGCCACTAGCCACAAACTAAGTATAAATGTAGAAACAGTAGAAACCACTTCTAAGGATAGCGGTGGTAAATGGGTAGCTAAGGCTGCTAGAAAGATTAGCTGGAACTGTAGTACCGAGAACCTTTATTCTAATGATGGTGAAGGTATGACTTTTGACCAGTTATTCGATAAGCTGACAGCCAGAACACCTATTAAGGCTGTATTCTGTTTAGAGAAAGACTACGCAACAAAGAAAGATGAAGTTCCTTCTGGTGGATGGTTGCCAGCCACTACTGGAACATATTCGGGTAATGTTATTATTACAGCACTTGAAGCTAATGCACCTAATGGAGATAATGCAACATTTACAGCTTCATTTGAAGGTGTTGGAGCACTTACAAAGACAGCATAATTATAAGCCTTTATATCTCTAGGTTATGGAGGTGTAAAGGCTTTATTATTTAATACTTATTGATATGACTATTAAAGGACAAGACTACAAACTGAAATATACTCTTAGAGCCTTATTTATCTATGAACAGATTACAGGTAAGGCATTTGAGTTAAAGACTATCACAGATGAATATCTATTCTTCTACTGTGTCTTAATGGCTAATAATCCAGACAGTTCACTAACCTTTGAGGAACTGATAGAAGCCATAGATGAAGATATGGGTATTATGGTAGAGTTCCAGAACTTCTTAAAGAAGGAACTGGAGAAGCAGCAGCTATTCATTACTAATAATACGGATGCTAAAAAAAAGTCCTAACCACTAAGGAGATATATTCAGCCTTAGTAATAGAAGGTGGACTAGACCCAGAATATGTACTAGATAAGATGCAGATGTATGAGTTAGAACCATTGATTAGCAATCTACATAGGAAGGACAGAAATAGCTGGGAACAGGCTAGAATGATAGCTTATGTAATTGCACAATGTAACAGCACTAAGAAGTTAAAGCCTACTGATATAATGCAGTTTACTTGGGATAGTGATACTACAGGAGAAACATCTATTAGTAATGAAGATATTAAGAGATTGAAAGAGAAAGCTAAACAATATACAACACATAATTAAATATGGCTGATTTAGTAACCAGACTATTATTAAATAGTAGTCAATTCGATAACAACATAAGACAGTCCACACAACAAGTACAACAGTTTCAGCAGGTAGGAAGATCACAGCCACTATAGGAAGATTTGCTGGTGTGCTAGGTATAGCTATGACTGCTGGGAAAGCATTTAATGCTGCTGTTAATAGTTCCAGAGAAGCACAGCAGGACTGGAATACTGTAGTAGGTACTGCTAAGACTACTGTAGATAACTTCTTTTCGTCTTTATATAGTGGTGATTGGACTGTATTTGAGAATGGGATATTAAATGCTATCGGACTTGCTAAGAGATATACAGAAGCCTTATCTAATGCTAAGATGGCTATGGCTATTGGTGAATCTAAAGCAGATAGATTAGAAGCAGAAAGAAATAACTATGAATACCTTATTACTAAGAAGGGTATTAGTAATGAGGAAAGGACAGCAGCCTATAACACTTACATAGAATTATCCAAGAAGGAAATCTTAGAGAGGGAAAGTAAAAGTAAGTACTTCTGGGAACAGATTCAAGAAGTAATGAAGGCTAAAGGTGTTACTGGTATTAATGATGCTAGGGAAGCACAGAAACTATATGAGAGTTTATTAGACCCGTCTACTAAGGAATATGCAGATTTAGAGAAGTACAAGCAAAGGAAGTCAGATGCTAAAGGTACTAGGAATCTAGGTTACTTAATGATGATTAGCGGTGCTGGTATAGGTAGTGAGGGCTTAGATACTTATACTAAAGGTGTTAAGGAACTGGAAGAAGCTACAGATGAGAGCCTAGAGAATATGATTAGATTCCAGAATATCTTTACTTCGGAAGTCGGTGAAGAAGTAAAGGATATGCTAGATAAGGCTATAACCTTTACTGATAAGGCTGGTACTATTAAGAAAGATATGTCTGATGCAGGACAGGATTTAAAGGATGGTCTTAATAGTGGAGAGGTTAAATTAAAACCTGTTATTCCTGCTGGTTCATTAGCAGAACTGGATGCACAGATAGCATCTTTAAGAAAGGAATTAAACCTAGCTATTAGTAATGAAGATAGGATAAGAATCAATGCTGAACTAAATGCACTTACCGAACAGAAAAGGGTAATAGAGTTCCAGTACAAATATCCTAATGCACCTATTGGTAAGTTAGATGGCAAACCTGCTGGTTTGGCTGGTATGGTGAAGCCAGAAATACCTACTTCACTTCCTAAGTTTAGTAGCCCTATTACTAATAAGAATATCAAACTGAATAATGAGTATGCACAAAGTTTAGGTGCTATAGCTTCTATTATGGGTTCTGTAACCAATATGACCAATGAAGGTGCGGCAGCTTGGTTAAGTTGGGGTGCTAATTTGATTAGTGCTGTAGCGGCAGCTATCCCACAAATTGTAGCATTAACTACAGCCAAGAAAGGTGAAGCTATTGCCAGTGGTGTAGCCAGTGCAGCCCAAACCCCGTTTGTAGGATGGTTGTTGGCAGGTGCAGCAGCAGCGGCTGTAGTAGCAGCTTTGGCTAGTATTCCTTCCTTTAGTACTGGTGGTATATTCGCTGGCAATAGTACTATTGGAGATATGAACCTGGCTAGGGTAAATGCTGGTGAAATGATTCTTAATAACAGACAGCAAAGGAATCTGTTTAACCTGCTTAATGGCAATGGGATTATAGGTTCTGCTGGCGGTGGTCAGGTAGAGTTTAAGATTAGAGGCAAGGAACTTGTAGGAGTTCTAGCCAATTACAATAATAAAACAGCTAAAGTAAGATGAAATATACAGCACAATTCTATGATATAAATGAGAAGCTATACACATTGGAAATAGGTTCTGGAGAAGTGCAGAACATTACTTTATCTGCTACACCATTCATAACCGAGTTAGAAACTTCTGATTCACATTTATATAAACCTTGCAAGTATAGCAGTGCTACTATAGGGATGATTACAGACGATTATAAGTTTGATTTGTATAGTAGTACAGCACAACAGAATAAGGTAGTTCTTAGTAGTGCTAGTGGTATTGTATGGGTTGGGTATGTAACACCCAATCTATACAGTCAAGGCTATGAGAATGAATTAGAAGAAATAGAGGTAGAAGCCATAGATGCACTTAGCACATTACAGTATTATAAGTACACCACTATAGGCGGTAAGAAGAATATAGTTTCATTTACCCAGATTATAAACCATCTGCTTAGTAAATGTAATGCTTATAGTTCTTTCTATATTTCAGATAATACACAATTAAATGCTACATCTGACTTTTGTTTACCTAGTAAGATGTATATCAGTGAACAGAACTTCTTTGATGAAGATGATGAACCTATGACTATGCAGGAAGTTCTGGAAGAAGTTTGTAAATACCTTAATGTAACTGCTGTAGCTGATGGTGATAAGGTTTACTTCTTGGATTATGATGCTATTAAAAATGGAATCAATACTTACTATAGATTTACTTTAGGAACAGAAACACCTACTAAGGTTACTTTGCAGCAATCTAAGGAAATAGAAGCCAGTGATTATGTTGAAAATGGTGGTCAGTTATCCTTAGATAATGTATATAATAAGGTTACTGTTAAAGACAGTCTATACAGCTTTGACAGCATTATACCTAGTATCTGGGATGAGAAGTATTTAACTAACTATGGTGGTAGCTGGTCTTATGTGCAGGAAGTAAATGAAGATGGTAAAGGTGGTATGCACAAATGTTTCTTTAAGTATCTAAAGAACAGTAACTATAAATGTTACTATTATAATAAGACCACATTAGCACAAATATCAGCACCTTCTAGTATTAACTATGCTACTACACAGAACTATGTAGGTGCTACTATCTGTAAAGCCTTCTTTGATAAGGTTACTGATTTTAATAAGAAGTACAATAATATCAATTTTACAGACTATGTATTATTACACGTTCATAATACTTATGATGGTAAACTAAGACCATTGTTTGAACTGGAAGTAAATGATAATAATGTTAGCTTCATTGGTGGTTCTACCTACTTGATTATTAAGGGTAATTTCCTATTTATGGATAGGGAAGGTGAGATGTATATAATGCAGGGGTATAGTAACAAGAATGATGACTTCAACCCAGATAACCTTTACATAGACTGTAAGTTAAAGTATGGTAGTATGTACTGGAATGGTTCTAGGTGGACTTCTACAGATAGTACATTCAAACTATACTTTGATAATCAAGGACAGTCAGACCATTGTATTAACAGGGTATTCCCTGTTAAAAATAACATTGATTGGAAGATGGGAATAGATGGTGAAGGTTACGCTATTCCAATGCCTAACACTAATGAAGTGATTACTGGTAAACCTACCTTTACATTATACCATCCGCACAAGGTGGATAATAGCTATAGATGTGATGCAGTATTCCTTAGTGACTTCGATATACAGGCTAAAGTTCAGAACTTCCAGAAGGAAGAAGAAAAGGATTCTGATACTGAATACAGCAATATTATAAACGAGGACTTTGTTAATGAGATGGATTCAGAAGAATTTGCTATATGTACTTGGGATAATAAGGAATGTAACTATAGTGCAGTTTGCTATAGTGCTAATGGTACTAGCTTTACTTATCTGGATAACGTATATAATAAGGCTACTAAGCAGATGTATAGACTGGAAGAGCATCTTATATATAGGCTAGTAACACAATATAGTACACCTTCTGCTATTCTGAATCTGAACCTACAGAACAAGTTTAAAGTATATGCTACTATGACTGATAACCATCTTCCAAATAAAACCTTTATAGTGGATAGTATTACTACAGATTATAGATTATGTAAGCAGGAAATACGGTTAATAGAGAAGAAGTAATATGCAATTTACAAGAACAAACATAAATAAGACATTTCGTAACGGTGTAGTTAATGCCAGTAATGTAGCTGTTACTAATGTTGGCGGTGGTGGGGGAAGTTCTTCTTTAAGTGGGAACTTTCTACCTGCTGTTAATAATGGTGATGGTTCTTATACTGTAGATTTATCAAAGGTAGTGTTTACTGGAAACTTAATTGGTGAAGGTGAAATTACTGCTTATGGTCAAGGCTCTACAGGTGGTGGAAGCACTTCTACAGGTTCAGTTACTATTTATGATGGTTTGGATTCTGTAGCTGTAGATGCTGCTTTATCAGCCAATCAAGGTAGGATATTAAGAGAGATGATATTAGAAGCTGGAACTGGTGGTAGTACACTATTATCTAAATTGGAAGATGTAACACTAACCAATCTGGCAGACGGACAGATATTAAAGTATGATGCAGCTTCTAAGAAGTGGGTTAATGGTGATGGTACTAAGGTTACTTGGACTAATATAGAAGGGAAGCCAGCAGCACTTACAGATGCCAATATAGTTAAGTGGAATGAGAACAACCACACACATACTAACAAGACTACATTAGATAAGATAACAGAAGCCAATCT